AAAGATAAAGATGAGGCAGATCAAAAATTTACTGAATGTGGTATAGATCACTCACAAATCAACCACGAAATAACAGAAACAAAAGATGGTGTTGAAACTTATATGGTTGACGCTAATTATACAGATAGTGGTGATACTGAATATTATGGTAAAGTGGTTTATGATTTATCGGATCCTTATGCTAAAGAAGAAGGATACGTAGAACTTGATTCATCTGCTGAAGAAATAACTAAAACACCGTACACGGCTGGCGAAGGAATTTAACAAAGGAGAAAACTATGATAGAAACAATAGCAACAATTGATATATTAAACTTAGCACTAGATCAAATAGATGATGGTAGAGTTGCTGATGCTAAAGATACTTTAATCTCACATAGAGATAAACTACAAAACGAAGTAGATCAGTTTGAAAAGTGGGCGGAAGAACAATCAAATATTGATACTTCAATTCAATTAGAAGTTGAAAATACACTTGGAAAATAGACATACAAACACACGTGGACAGACCGAATCATCAATCCTCGGTCATCCTCGGACGATTAAAATGACTAAAAACGTATATAATACAAGGGTTTTTAAATGCTTGACATTTTCATTGTTTTCCTGTATTATAATAGTAATTAACATTATGAAAGGACTAAAACACTATGGCTACTAACTTCAAATACGACAAAGAGAACTTGTTTAAAGAGTTTGAAATCGCAAAACAAAAAGATATTAAACTATCTAAAAAGAAATCTCTATCCGAGAAAGAAAACGATAAACACGATAACAGAATACAGTTTTTAAAAGACCATATCAAACTGAAATCTACAAATCCAGAAGTGTATGATTTAGTTGATATTAATTTTGATAACTTACTTCTTGCTTATCAATCACCTAATCCGAGAGATTACTTTTATACAAAAGTGTTTGGTATGACTTATGCTCAAAAGATGGCAGAAGCTGCCGAGAAAGAAGCTGAATCAGTAAACGATTAATTATGGGATTGATCTATACACATAATACTAGTGGTGCTATTCGTAAACTTCGTAGAAAAAAACCTACGAAGTCCTACGTAGAGGCATTGAAAAAACATATTCACTGGTTAAAAAGTATAGGTGTCAATGTCAATGATAAAGGTAAAGTAATTATTGCTAAAAGACAATCATCAAATATTTTATTCAACGAAGAAAAACCAAAACAGAATTTTGTACCACAACCAAAATCTAATCCTGTAATAGGTAATGGCGGTACGAAAGTAGATACTAGATGGAAACTAGAAATCAGTAAACAGTATTCTATCTTACCAGCATATAACAAAGGTCCTTATATGGTGGTATCAAAAGGTGACCTAAAAACTGCTGGGAGAAAAGTATGAGAACAATGATGTTACTAACAATTATTACACTTTTAACTATGGTTATTGCTAAAAGTGAAGAAGTGACAATGGATCAAAAAGTAAAGAATTATATTGTCAAAGAATGGAACGATATTAAAGAGTTTCAAAAAGCTGGTTGGGAAGAAGGCAAAAAACAAAATGCTGAAAACTGGTCTAAACTTAAATCTTTATTAGGTATTAATTAATGTTACACAGAATTGCTGATTTTTGTAAAAAGATAGATACTATTAAAGAACAAAGTGATAAACTTTATAATCTTAAATACAATAATCCTAAAACAAAAGAACGTGATTTACAAGTAAATGATTTAATTTCTGATATACAATATCAATGTATGTTAGTAGCAAATGATAAGAGTAAATATAAAAGTTAATATGAAAAAAAGTTTAGTATTGTTATTATTTGTATTACTAGTAGGTTGTAGTGCTAATAGATCACAAGTCGGAGCTGTTATGGGTGCTACTACAACAACATCAAGTTGTGTTGCTATGGGTGTAAATGATCCTTATGTTATCGGTGTATGTTCGCTTACAGGTGCGTTTGCTGGTGCTAGTATTATGTACAATTCTGATTATGATATTCACTATGCTCAATTTGTAGATCACTTAAATTCAAGTCCAGGTAATAAACAATCTTATACAACTTGGTATAATTCTAAAACAAAAAATAGTGGAATAATAAAAACAAATTCATCTTATCTAAGAGGTCCAATTAAGTGTAAAGATTATAGTAGTACAATAGATATTACTCAAAGTTGGCCGCTGATAGGTATTGGTGGAGTAAACAGAAAAATGTTATTTGGCACCGTGTGTCAAATGCCAGATGGACAATGGAAGGAGTTGAAAAATGGCTAATCAATGGTATGAAAAAGTAAAAGAACTAGAACTACAGAAAAAAGAAATAGAACAAGAAAAAGAATATACTGTATCACAAGAGAAATTAGATTTCCTTGATGAGCAGTTACACGATTTAGAACACAGTATTAATATTGTAAAAGGTTATGAATAAAAAAAGAACTCTATTTTTAGTATTTGTTACATTACTATTAATACCTATGTTAATTAACATAGTATTTGCTGGAGAGCAAGTATTGTATAATAAAATTAAAACTATTCCGCCTGAAGATGTAAATGGTCAATATTGTTTTATTAAAGTAATTATAAAACAAGAAGGTGAGAATATTATTAAAGAAGAAATTTTGGAGTGTGCTGATGGTAAACGAGGTCCAGAAACGCCAGGTTATTGGCAATTGTTTGCTGAATTTTATTACCACGATGTCAATACTCCAGAATATTGTAGATACTACAATAGACCAAAGCACGCTTTTAAGTCGTTCGGAAAAGTGTGTTTACAACAGAACGGTGAATGGGAGGTTAGATGATTAAAAATCTAATAATAATCTCATTACTACTTGTAATTGTATTAGGTTGGAGTGCTGATGACTTTTTAAACTATATTTCAATGGCACTTGACAAAATGAAAGAAGTAGTGTATTATATACAAAATGAGGTAAATTAACTATATGATGAAAACAGTAAAACTACTTACAGTTGTAGCAGCCAGTTTCTTATTGGCAAACTGTAGTACAAAAACGTACAGTATCAAAAGTGAAGATGGCAAAACTTTGAATAGTGTTCCTAGTTGGTATATGGCTAACTACGAAGAATCAAAAGCTTGTGATTTAAAACTTTTCGATAGTAAAGATAATAATAAACAATGTATCTTTGGTGTCGGTACTGCTGTATCGCCAGACTTAAATCTTTCAATTGAAAAAGCAAAGATGATTGCTAAAGCTGAATTGGCAGATATAATCAAAGGCGAAATGAACAAACAATCAAAACAATTTATAACTGAATTAGGTAAATCAAATACAAAGACAGTTGTTAGTGAAGTTGAATCTACACTTGTCAATGTAATTAAAAATACACCTGTAAGAGGTTATGAAATCTTTGAACAAGATGTAACTTTAACTAAAGCTGGTTATTATCGTGCTTGGATTGGTCTAAGACTACCAATGGGCGAGTTTAATAAGATGTATAACTATACCATAGATGAAGTTGTTGACGCTTATAAACTTAAAGAAAAAGCTAACATATCTTACAAAGAAGTATTAGGTAATAATGATGGAGATAATAGTTTACAGTAAAAATAATTGTGGGTATTGTACCAAGGCAAAAGCTTTAATTAAAAACCTTGGTCTTACCTACACAGAAAAAAAGATGGAAGACTTTGCTTCATTGGATGCTTTATTAGAAGATATAGGTAAAAAAGTAAGAACTATGCCACAGATTAAAATAGACGGACAATTAGTTGGTGGTTATAATCAGTTAGTTGAATACTTTGCTGATAAAGGTAAAGTAAACTTTAAGGGTGAGATTGTCAGTGAATAATAATATAATATTGTTTCCTTTAGACCGTATTAAACACAAAGAAAATACTGGTCCTAAAGATACAACAAAACATAGTAAAAAGATTGAAGAACAACAAACAAAAGAATTTGTTGAAGCTGCTACAGATGACCTTGCTTTAAACTTGTTAAAACATTTTGTTGATATGGCTATCAGAACGAACACAGAAAAATTTACAAAAGACTTATCTTTATTAGTTGATGTAATGAGAGGATTAATTTATAGAGATTTTGGTCAATATCATCCTTCACAAGATTTAGCAGATAAGATTGTAGAAGTTTCTATTGATCGTTCAGGACAACAAGTTGCTAAGTTAGACTATAGTAAAGTAATTGATAAGAAACATAAAATACACAAACCTTTAAGTCCAGATATTAAAAATGAACTAGAAGGTTTAGATAGTAATATTGATTTTGAAACAGATTTTAACTTGCCAGATGATGACAAGTAAACACAAAATTCCTCAAGGAATCGCCTTCGCAGGTTGTAAAATAGTGAATGTGAAAACAAAAAGGAGAATATAATGTTAAATTATATCAAAAATATGTTCGCTAAAAAAGACGAACTAGTATTTGTATCTACTAAAAAAAGAACTACAGATACAAGAGGCAGAAAGCCTTTATCAAAAAAACAAAAAGTGATAAACCTTTTATCAAAAGGTGGAAACGTAGCTTGGAAAACTATTCAATCAAAATTTGATTTAGAATCACCAAGAGCTATGATTGATACTTTAAGAGCTGAAGGTTATATGATCTACGGCAATAAAGTAAGAGGTCAAAAAGTGTACAGATTAGGTACACCTACTAGAGCTATTGTTGCTGCTGGTATTCAATCACTTTATGGTACTAAATTTAAGTACAACAATCACAAAGTATCTGTAAAAAGATCAGAACTAGCGCCGATTGACGCCTAGTCTATGGAGTGGTGGCGAGAAATCGCCACCACCTTTTAAATGTTTATGAGTGAATTTAAGTCAGGTATTTACAATCTGTTAAAAAAATTAGGTACTACCAGTGTTGGTAGGGCAATTGTTTATACTATTGGTCACATATTGATTGCTATGACTTGTAATAGAATGATTACAGGTGCTGATTGGTCTTTGGCTGGAGTTGATGCTATTGTTGAACCTATGATTAATGGTGTCTGGTATTATATGTTAGATAAGTTATGGAGTAAAAATGGCTAAATTTTATAAAGTAGAACCGACTTGGAAGAAAAGTATTTACGAATACACAGGTTATTCAAATGAAGATAAAACAAAATCTTTTGAAACGGAAGAGATGTATCGTTGGGGACATTTAGTAGTAAAAGTCGAAGATGATGAAAGTATAGAAGAAATATTTGGTGATATTAATGATGATAATAATGAATTTGAATGTGATAACTATGAAGATATTGATTTAGATGACCAATGTTCTTTTTATTTTAATAGTGTAAGAGGAATAGACGAAGATAAATTAAATGAAGATTATGAAGAAAACGGTTTTGATGCTATAGAACCATATGGCGATCCTGACTATTCTTATGTAATTATACAAGGCAAATTAAAACTAACAGATGTAACAGATGATTTTAGTTGATTTAAACCAAGTCTTAATTTCTAATTTGATGGCACAAACACGTGGCAAATCAGATGTTAAACCTAACAAAGAAATGATTAGACATATGGTAATCAATTCACTAAGAGGTTTTAATTTAAAATTTAAAAAAGATTATGGTACACAAGTATTGTGTGCTGATGCTGGGAATCCTTGGCGTAGAGATTTATTTCCGAACTACAAACACGCTAGAAGAAAAGGTCGAGTTGATTCTGATACTAATTGGGATTTTATATTTCAAGTTATTACGGAGATTAAAAATGAAATTGCTGAAAACTTTCCTTACATTGTTATGTACGTTGAGAAATGTGAAGCTGATGATATTATTGCTACTTTGGTTAAGCATCATAGTGCTAATGAACCGATAATGATAGTATCTGGTGACAAAGACTTTATACAATTACAAAAATATAAAAATGTTAAACAATATGCCCCCATACAAAAAGAGTTTGTAGGAAAAGACATTGATCCTGTCGTATTTTTACACGAACAAATTATAAAAGGTGATAGATCAGATGGCATACCTAATATATTAAGTCCTGATGATGTATTCTTAACAGATAAAAAACAACTACCTATTACTAAGAAAAGATTAGAAGAATGGTCTAATGTAGAAAATATACCATTAGGCAGTGAAACGAAAAAATACTATAAGAGAAATCAAAAGCTTATAGATTTATCGGAAATACCAGGTATGATAGAAAATCAGATACTAAATACCTATAAGAACTATGTTATACCGAATAGGTCCAAACTATTCAACTATTTCATAGAAAAAAAATTGAAGTCTTTGATGGAAAATATTAATGACTTTTGAACATACGTATGGAGAAATATAATGGTAACAGATAATCCAAATCTAATTTCCAAAAAAGCTATGACTACAATGTCTAGTACCTCTGGATCAGGTAAACCGTTAGTAAGTGAAATCTTTACTAAAGTAAACAATGCTAAAGATAAACCTAAGAAGATTGCCGTATTAAAACAATACGATAGTCCAACACTTAGACAAATACTAAAAGGTACTTTTGATCCTAAGATAGAGTGGGACTTACCGCCAGGTGAGCCTCCTTTTATTCCTAATGAGGCACCGATAGGTACAGAACATACTTTATTGGAGAGTGAAGCCAAACGATTATGGCACTTTGTTAAGGGTGCTGATAAAGCTACAAATAGGCTTCAAAAAGAAACAATGTTTATTCAAATGCTAGAAGGACTACACGCTACCGAAGCTCAAGTCCTATTAGACGTTAAAAATAAATGTCTTAACAAAACTTACAAGGGATTAACAGAATCAGTTGTCAAAGAAGCCTTTGGCTGGAACGACAATTTCGTTAAACCTTAACAATTTAAGGGGGTGTGCTATAATAGCGCCCCCCTAAATTACTGATTTATCACGCTTTTTTCACATTTTTTTACTTGACATCCAGTCTTTTTTGTAGTATTATAAATATTATAAACAAAAGAGAGGATATATTATGCGTTATTTGATTACATTAATGACTATATTAGGAACGTTATTTGCGTTTTTGATGTGGGGGTTTAACACTGCCAATGCTGGCGAAGAATATAATAAGGCAGTTTTAGGTCACGTTATACAATCTAAAATGAATGGTACAAACGTTGACGTGAATAAATTGATGGAATCTGAACTTCAAAAAGTTGCTCATCAATTTGCTTTACAATCTATTGTTATATTACAAAAATACTTACCTACTATTTTAGATGGTGCTATGGCTGAAATGAGAATGAATGCCGATAAAGAATATAAATGTGCTTTACTTAAAGGTAGTAAAATTGAGGACAAACAATGTCAGTAATAGACTTGATACTGTTATTTGTAATTTTTTGTATTATATTTACTTTAATAAAATTACTACCAGGATTTATTAAAGTCTTTGTTTACTTTATAGGCATAATGGGTATTGTAAGTATATCGTTAACTATATTGTTTTATGTATTTTTTGAATATTACATATGAAATTTTCAAAGGAGAAAGAATTAAATGTCAAAAACGGAAAAGAAATTAAAGGTAAAAAAACTTCTTAAGCAAGATTTTTCCGTGAAAGCAAAATATAAAACTACATATAGCGATATAAAAAAATATTTTCAAATAATTAATGAAACAGTTTTTGATAATCTATTATCACCGTTTAATGAAGTTAAGATTAAACTTATTAAAGATAGAAAAATTCAATGTTGGGGACAAGTGTGTATTTACGAATGGAAAAGAAAAGGCACACGACAGTATCATTTAGAAATGTTACCTGAATACCCAACGAAAAAAGATTTTGTGGACACTTTAGGACACGAAATGGTACATCTATATCAAATGGCAAATGTCGGAGATACAGGTAACCACAACGCTTTGTTTTACAGTTTTAAACCTAAACTGAAACAAATCGGATTAACACTATAATCCTAGGAGGGATTTTATATTATGAGTAAAGAACTTGATAAGTACCTAAAAAATGTCATTAAAAAAGTGCCCGAGGCAATTCAAAGCTTTTTAGATGATAAG